AAACACATATACCAAACCCATAAGACCCGTGGATACATCCAATCTAACAAGGTTTTGACATCAGCTACAGACTCTTGGAAAAACCATACAGAGTTCAAATACAGTTTTTATGACGATACGGAATGTGAAACGTTTATAAAAAACAACTTTGATAACTACACTTATAAAGCATATATGAGTTTACAAAAACCGGTGATGAAATCGGACTTTTGGAGATATTGTGTCATTTATAAAAACGGTGGTATATACGCAGACACGGATACCATTTGTTTGGAAAATCCAAACATGTTCATCATAGATGACGTTGAATTGGTTGTCGCACCCGAACCAAGTTTCTTATTTTGTCAATGGGTATTTGCGGCACCCAAAAATTCGCCCGTTTTGAAATCGGTCATCGATTTAATGGTGTATCGTATTTTACACCCACAAGATAGAATTAGTCCTGAAGAATATGGTCGGAATTACGTGTATTATTTTACAGGCCCAATGGTTTTTACAGATGGTATACAGGCACGTCTCAATTACGCAACCAAAGATAGAGAACCTTATAAAAAACCAATGAGATATTCAAACAGTTCAATTCTGCATATCTTCGAAAAAAATAACTTTCACAAGAACAAGGTTAAGCACTTGTACTATGGAAGTCACAAGGGTGGGTGGAAAACAACTTGAAAATCGTGAAAAAGTAATTATATATTATATATTATAAAATGAACCATAACCAAAAGATTACCGCTTTACAAATTGCTTATAACCAACGAAAACAGAATTCACCTATCGATATGGCTAGATTTGCATCTTCTCTCAATAAACTAATAGTTGCGAACAACAAATTTATGAAAGAGGCCGAAGTCGTCAACGAAAACATGGAAAACGTGATCCGTTTAATGATGTTTATGCAATCAATTTACGAAGTAAACGAAGGACAAAATAACGACGTGCATAACAGGAATGATAATAAACAGTCTTTGCAATTACGACATGGTCTCAAAACCCTCGAACACATTAAGCTAGTTATAAAACGCACGTTTCCTACTTCTGCTTTAGGAACTAAATCAAATCTAAAAAAAGAAATTAGGAAGGTGTTAATCTCTATGAATAAAACTCTACGTTCAATATCTTATGAGATAGCTGATGGAATAACGGAGTTGTTCTTTGTCAAAACGAATAATAAATTGCACAGTAACATCCAGGACATATTGGATTATACGTTTCAGTTTTATAGGAAGAACGAAAAAACTCATAATAACAAAATATCGTATATCAGATGGGGGCTCGGCTTGTCCAGTAATTCCTCACTGGCCAATAGATTGTTGAATTTGAATTCTAAAAGGCTGCCGTTGGTCTCAAGAGAAGACATTAATTTCAATAAACTGTGAACAATTATTTCACTTTAAGAATTTACGTGGACAAGTTTAGTAATACTTTCTAAGAAGCTTAGTCATGGTGATGCTTTCTACAAAGCTTGCTAGAATTGCAAACACACCCAAGAAAATTATCACACATCCACGACCTGCTAGCCAAACCTTTTTAGAGGCTCGTGAGTATGTGTTTCGTTCTTTTATTTCAAAAGGATCCACAAACGAACAAGCAAAAGAAATCGAAAAAAGTATTATAGAATATACGAAACACGAGTGTCGTTCACGTGAAATAAAAGAACTTCGTTGGAGTGATGTCGGTGTCCGTCGAATTTACATTCGTAAATCACGAATGTTACTAAACAACATGCCAGAATTATTGGAAATGCTACGAAAAAACGAAACAACCTGTTGGAACATAACGTCAATTGACCATTACACCATCAAACCAGATTTGTGGATGCCTATCATTGCACGGTCAGAAAACAAACGAACTCGTTCGTTAATCACCGATTCTGAAATTCGATACGACGGTTTATTGAAGTGTGACGCGTGTAAAAGTTGGAACACACGGTTTGTAACCGTACAGACCCGAAGTGCAGACGAGCCGATGACCGTATTCGCGACTTGTATGGATTGTAGTAATCATTGGACCGACAATGGTAAATAAAATACACTTTAAGAATAGGAATTGTAAAAGGTAAAAGCTCCGCGAAACAAACAATTTCAGTGAAACAAACAATTTCCCAAACGATGGATATGAATGACGCGGCAGTTCAGGGGATTGCCATACGTTACATGACAAGAGCGTATGGTAACGCGGATGGTACTAAGCGGTGTTTGGAAAGGCAATTTACGGATAATGATACGAAGATGATAAACACGATGGGGAAACTTCAAACATCTTACCAGAAGTTAAAGGACAACCGTAAAAGAACCCTATTGACGTCTCAGATCGAAATCCAAAAAAGAGATGTTGCGCAAAGGGAAGTTGTTAAACAGGAAATGGTGAAGAAAGAAACTGAAAAGAAGGAGAAGGTTAAAAAGGCACAGATTGTTAAAGACCCCGTTATTACGTGCTGTAAAGCATTCAAAATGAATGGTCAGAAGTGCACATCAAAGACAAAAAACACAGCCTTTTGTATCAGACATTCTAAAAAGTAATTAAAGTTTTTAGCCTTGATTTTTTTTAACAAGACCCTGTTATAGAAATGGACAACACATTTATACGTGAACTGTATGAAACGTCAGAGACCAACTTTAAATTACGTAAAGTCTTCCGTCAAGAACGAGAATTAAACGACACGTTGTTAGGAGAGTGTATTTCAAAGCTAACTGACGAAATTATAAATGGTTGTAAAGAGCGTATGCGCGCCGCTAGTTTGGAAGGCAAATATCAAGCTACCTTGTATGAATTTACAAATCAAGACATGTATGAAGACTACAAGACTATTTTCTTAATGAAAGGACCGATTCCTGGCTGTCTGGCTTATTTTGAACATAAAGGTATCCCACCTATTTTACAAAGTGTATGTACGTATTTGAGCCCACTACCAGTTTTTATAAAATACGATCATCATCATCGATCGTATCTTGTCATTGTCAGCTGGAAAAACACTTAAAGAACACATTGTGACAAAGGTATAAAAATGGCGACAATGGATACTAAAGCGTATGCAACCGAATACATGGACTTTATGAAAGAAGTATATGAAAACGATCATGTGCTTAATGTATCAACAATTACCCTCATTTGTAATTTGAACGTCGATCGGATCTGTATGAAAACGTTTTGTGAACATTTTGTTGAACCAGGTATCGAGATAAAAAGGTGCAAGCCCAATAAAGAGTATGAATTAACTAAACGTGGGAAACTGAAAAAATCGTTCTTCAATCAAGTCACTTTGAACTACCGTGATATTTCTAAAAAATCAATCAAAGTGTTTTCTAATGGTAAACTACAACTGACGGGTTTAACGTCTTGTCTTGAATGCAATCAAGTATCTAAAATTGTAAACGGGTGGTTAAAGAAGTATTTAAACGATGAAAGTATTGTCATAACGGACATGTATATGGGTATGATTAATAGTAACTTTTCCGTGATGACAAACCTCGATTTGATCCGTCTAAACACTTTGTTGAACGTTCATGACAAGGTGAGATCCACGTATAACCCCGAGAGTTACCCAGCTATCAACATGAAATACATAGATTCCGAAAAGGACATATCAGTGTCTGTATTCATTTTCGGGACAGGAAACATTGTGATAACTGGAGGAAAACGGTTAGGGCATATGCGTGAGGCGTACAGATTCATACACGACACCATTTCGTCTAATCGAGAAAGGGTGTGTAAAACGAATGAACACATACCCAAAGTTGTACGGGTAGAAACGCATATCCAAGGTTATCCCATTAGACAATACATGTCAAGCATATATCTGTGATTTTTTTTTATAATGTAAATTAAAATCACAAAACTTTAACCAACAAAGCAGCTAAACAAAATGGTTCTTCCAGGAATGAGCGATGGTCGTTGCTTTACAAATTACATGTCTAATTGCCAATTTAATTCCGGTTTAATGGCAGCTGTTGACAAACCGTTCGACAATAACGGTTTTCGTCAGTATTTACAAACGAATGCCACAGAACTTATGAAGACGTATGCGGACGTTTGCTCTAATAACTGTGAAGATTGTGTCCATCAACCACTTAAGCAAAAGAATCGCGTCTGACCTTATAACGTCTAAAGAAAGAAACATGTTAACATCCCGTGGAGCTGCCATTCCGCTAGACTCGCTGAGTGAATCGAAAATCAAGGAACTAAAACAAGAATTGACTGTAAAACCCGAGGTTGATTCAAAATATCAGACGGTTGCCGAATCCTACAAGATTTTTATGATGTCTGCAAAATACATTTATATTCCAAGACATTTCATACCTCATGATTTTTTAACGATTACAAAAAAATACAAAGACATCGTTTCGACCGATATTCGTTTTGACGGAGTATTAAAGTCGAGCACTAATCAACCCGAAGCGGTCGCTGCAGTACTGGAAGGATTCCGAACTCAAGGGAGCGGCTTGTTATCTTTACCCACCGGGTATGGAAAAACAACGGTAGCCCTATATGTAATGTGTGAATTGAAGTACAAGACATTGATTGTCGTTCATAAAGAATTTTTGATGACACAATGGTTGGAACGTATTGTTCAATTTGTACCGGGGGCTCGTGTTGGTCGTATTCAAGGGAATGTGATTGATGTAAAAGACAAGGATATTGTGATTGGAATGTTACAATCACTTTCAATGAAAGAATATGACAAGACTGTATTCGATGGGTTTGGACTCACTATTATTGATGAAACCCATCATGTATGTACAAGGACATTTTCCAAAATGTTGATGAAAATAAACACCCCACACATGTTGGGGTTGTCGGCAACCTTACAACGAAAAGATGGTCTTACGAAGGTCATCCATTGGTTTTTAGGCGCAGTACTATTCGAAGTGAAACGCAAATCACAACGACAGGTTGTTGTTGAATGTATCGATTTCAAATGCAACGAATATCACCAAAATACATTCCCTTTGAACAGAGCGAGACAACCAAATGTACCAGAAGCCATAAGTTACGTTACCAATATACCGTCTCGAAATCAAATGATATTCGATGTCATTTCTGCGAAACTTTTGGAAAATAGACACATATTGGTTCTAACTGACAGAAGACAACATTGTATAGATCTCGACGCATATTATAAACTCTCAGAACCAGAAGTGTCAACCGGTCTTTACATGGGTGGGATGAAACCATGTGATCTGAAAAAGTCAGAGGAATGTTCCGTTATATTCGCTACATTTTCACTAGCGTACGAAGGATTGGATATACCGGTCCTTGACACGTTGATACTGGCCACCCCAAAATCAGACATCGTACAATCGGTGGGTCGGATTTTGAGGGAAACGGATGGAAAGAAAAACAACCCATGTGTCGTTGACATCATAGACAACTGGGGGCCGTTCCAATACCAATATTACAAGCGCTTGAAATATTACAAAGATACCGGATTCAAAATAAATAAAGCAAAAAATCCTACAATGGATGAAGAAGAATGTCGATCATATTCTTTCGTAGAAGAATTTTGAAAATCACCCCCCTTAGAAGGTTGAAACCAATGCGTTTGTTTACCCCAAAATAAATTATATACGATATTCTATATAGATCCCCCAACTAAAATGGATACCATTATTATCGAACTTCAAAACCGTATCACTCTTCTTGAAAACAAAGTTGTCCGTCAGGACCGAGCCTTCAAAAAGTTGAAAAAAGATCTGATGCCTGAAGTGGAAAAGAAACCGCGCGCGCCAAGTGGATTTGCAAAACCCACTTACCTATCACCCGCTATGTGCGAGTTTCTTGATATTCCTCTAGGTAGTGAACTCGCACGCACTGAAGTTACAAAGCGTGTTCTCGGATATGTGAAAGAGAAAGCTCTTCAAAATACGGAGCAAAAACGAGTTATTGACATTGACGATCGAATGCGAAAGCTACTCAATCCGGAGGTGGATGAACAGGTGACATATTTCAGCATTCAACGCCTACTAAAGGGTCATTATATTAAGCCAGTTACGGAAGAAGCCTCCCCGGCACTTGTAGTAGAAGTAATCCCCGACACCCCGAAACCCGTCACTGCCGCCGTCAAGCCAGTCAAGGCTTCTACTAAAAAGAAATGATTTAAAAAAACGTATGATTTATAAGAAAAATAAGAATGACTGAATATTCCGAACTATGCACTAGAGACGATGTTGAAAATCTCATCGGTATGCGTGTACGCACCTTATCTTACTATCAAGAAGCCTTGTTGCACAAATCTGCAGTGAAAATCTATAACGTCGAACGATCAAACGAGCGATTAGAGTTCATTGGAGATTCTGTATTGAACCTTGTAATAGCATCCTTTTTATTTGAAAAATATCCAACAGAGAATGAAGGCTTCATGACAAAACTGCGTACGCGAATCGTAAGCGGGAAATGTTTATCCCAAATTGCCCATAAAATGGGAATACACAATTATATACGTATGAACGACAAAGCGATGCGACAAGGGTGGAATACAAACTCTAGAATATTAGAGGATGCATTTGAAGCTCTTATAGGAGCTGTATATCTGGACCTCGGTATGTACTACGCTAAAACATTTATATTGTTCCAAATCGACAAACATGTCCACGACGAGTATATAATGATTGACACGAACTATAAGGATATGCTTATGCGCTACACACAAAATAAAGGAATTGAATTACCAGTATACCAGGTTAATAAGGAAGATGGACCGAATCATGACAAATGTTTTGTAGTCAATGTGTATGTCACGGGGAATCTATTAGGAGAAGGAGTTGCCAAAAGTAAAAAACAATCCGAACAAAATGCTGCAAAAATTGCTATGCAATATATCGACGGATTACCGACCGTATAAAATCTTTCCAAAAACTGTGTAAAATTTGTTCATACCGACCGTATAAAATCTTTTTTATATAAAAGAAAAATGAATGGGTCGAGCATATTATAGCGCAGGCATATTAATCTATAAAGTTTGCGGAGATAATATCCAAGTTCTCTTAGGATGTGATAACAAATATAAGTGCTGGAGCGATTTCGGTGGAAAATGTGAATGGATCGATAATAACGATCCATTGAAAACCGCATCGAGAGAATTTTACGAAGAAACAAGTGGTGTCATTGCGAGTGAATCTACCATCTATAAACATCTTAAAAGAAACGGGATATGTATAAAATGTAAATCGTATAACAATCACGAATACAATATGTATCTTTTAAACGATCAGCATATACACGTGAGTAATGATTGTGTGATTGATTTTGAAAAACAACAATCGATCTTAACAAACAAATCTCAACCAACAAACCGTAATAATATGAAATATATCGAAAAGAGCAGTATCGATTGGTTGTTTTTGGACGACATCTTGAAAAATCCTGAATTATATAGGGGAGTATTTCTCGAAAGTATACGATGTAATTACGAAATTCTTCAACAGAAGTGCGTAAACGTTTAAGAATTCATTTCATGTATACAATATTAGAAAGTCAATCATACAATATTAGAAAGTCATGGATCCATCAAACAACAACATTGTCATTAAAAAGGACCAAGAAGGAGATACCCACAGTTTGTACGCCGAATCGAGCGACGGTGGTTCCAGTATCGAACTAATGAGGCATCAGAAAAAAAAAAGTATCCACAAACCGCCTTCGGTAAAGAAACAACACAAACAAGTATCCCCCAGTCATAACGATCAAAACTATTCTTATGACCGACCATCGGTTACGGAAACACGTCGCCCGAAACAATTTTCGGAAATACGTAATCAATCGGCTCCCGTTACAAATCAACACGCTCCACTTAAGGATGACATGTTCGAAGTGTTCACGAACCCCGATAAAAAAAGACCTGCCGAAGATTCGGATGAAGAAGAACGATCCATGGACGAACACAATTACGGATCTCATCCTCAGGACCCGTACCCTCATCCTGGTGGTGGTGAAGAATATGACGAGTATGATAAAGAGGACGATTCTCCCGAAAATGGATTTAACTCGATTGAAGAGGAAAAACAAGACTATTTGTATAAATTTTACCGATTGCAAGCCAAAGGTGTTCCGTTAAACAAAAAGTTTAACATGAATTCAAATATTGCAGAGATGAGGAGCGAGTTTAATCGTATTAAACGAGACTCTGACGTTAACGCAAGTATCCGGTTTTCGAGACGAATGCTTATGGCATGTGTCACTGGTATTGAGTTTATGAATAGGCGTTATGATCCGTTTGAAGTTAAGTTGGAAGGATGGTGCGAATCTGTGATGGAGAATGTAGATGATTACGATAATGTTTTTGAAAGGCTACATGACAAGTATGCATCCAAAGTGTCAATGGCACCAGAGATCGAATTGTTATTGTCGTTGGCAGGCAGTGCATTCATGTTTCATCTCACGAACAGCATGTTTAATTCAATGCCCAACCTAAAAGATATTGCCAAACAAAACCCGGATATTTTGAAAAACATGATGCAGTCTATGTCTGCAGCAGCATCAGGAACAAAACCGACGCAACCGGACACAGCGCAACCAGATACAGCACAACCGGATCCAACGCCATCGGCTAATGGGTTCCGCGAAATGCAACCGCCTATGTTTGATGTTTCAAATCTGATGAGTATGATGCAACCAAATTCTTCAAACAAACCCGCGCCAATAACTTCATTCCGACCTATCGGAAACGAAGTGTTCCAATCATCTAGAACTGGAGAACCTATATCGCACCCACCACAAACACAAGTATCCACATACCGACAGTCATCTCCGTCGGTGGTTTCGTCTTCTGCAGCAAGCGACCGCGAAGAAATATATGGTGGTAGACATAACCAATCCAAAAACATTTCATTTTCGGAAACGTCGACCGCCGGTGGTGCAAAAAGACGCGGACGCAGTAAAATACAATCTACATCCGAAAACACAATCACCATTTGAGAACAAAAAAAATAATGTGTGTTAAAAAATAATGTATTTACCGTTGACATCAATCCAAGACGCGTGGGGAGTTTCCACATTAGAAGACCGATCGGATACGGCAATCCTTACGAATCGATACGAAAATCCTCCAAAGAATAATTCTGGGTTTCAAAGGGACATTCAAAGGGACAATCAAAGGGACAATCCAAGGGACAATCCAAGGGACAATAATGGCTTTCTTGAACAACAACAGACCAATATTACCCACCCGAACACAATACAAGAACCTATTCAAGGACGTATGGACATTCCAGTGTTTGACAGATCTATAATCGAAACCATGAAAAAAAAACCACAACAAGACCGAACCCATTTAATCACAAAGTTGTTACGAGCTTACTTTACAAACCCTCCCGAGACTAAAGTTGTAAAAAATATACCTACAAATCCAAAACCATCGGTGGAATATTATAAATCATCGCCAGGTGTTAATAATGTTGACGCGGAGACGCTGTTGAGCATAATGACATTGATGTTAATTTTTATTTTAGCTGATAAGCTATTTGTCATTTGGAACAAGTCCTAAAACCATTTCTAAAGTGCTAATTTGTTTCTTTTTAACAGATGGTTTTATTTTAAGTGCATTGTTTGTCACTTTATTTACCGACGCTTGTGCTTCAAATTCTTTCATGGAAAACGATTTATTGTCGGAATCGTACGCCGATTTAATCCATTTGTAATTGGATTTGCTTTGTTTTTCAATTGTATGATTTACGGTTATCGTAGACGGTATTTGTAAATAATACACATCCATGTCCTGAGCGCTTTTTCGAAATTCTTCGATGGTCAACTGTCCTCCAAACACATCTAATAATTGTCTAGGTGGAGCACAAGAAATACTCACAATTGATACACCAGCTTTGTCCATTAGTAACGAGATTAAAGAATATTGATTCGACTTTTTTGACATGTTTTCGTTATGATTGTACGCTTTCATACATCCGAAACTACAAAAACTTCCATAAACCTGAAATACAGTTGTTACCGAATCGTACGAAATGGGCATCGCCAAGGTATCGGTCTTAAATGGATGGCAACACCACCAACACCATATATTATTCCCACTTTTATTCATATGTGTGTGTTTAAATCATAAGAAACTTTAATTATCTTAATTGTATTAGATGGAAGAAGCAACCCCAATCTATCAACTACAACAACAAACAAATGAGATGGACTCAAAAAAAACACCGGTCGATATGATGTCTTATAGTGATGTCCTGAAAAACCTAAAGGATGAAAATGTGGGAACACCAGAACCTATGCAAATTCAGCAACAATCACCCCAACAACAACAGTACCAACAACCACAGCAATATCACCAACAACAGCTATCACCCCAACAACAGCAACAGTACCAACAACAGCAACAACAACAACAACAACAATATCACGAATCAAATTATTATCCTAGATCTGTTGTAAATCCGAATCAGCCTGTTGTATCAGACGACACGTCATCTTCCTCCGCCAATACTTTCCAAAACGAAATGCTAACACTTCTGGCGGTATATATTTTGATTCACACTACACAATTTCAACAAATGGTAAAAACAAAAATCCCAGGTATCATCAACGAGAACGGATCGTCTAGTGTAGTGGGTACCCTAATCAATGGCGTTTTAGTCATCGTTCTTTGGAATATTTCAAAAAGGTTTTTGTTAAAATATATTAAAGACCTTTAAAGATTTGTTGTATCTATACACACTAGAATAATCGATATGGAAAACAGATCACAGAAGATACTTACGTCCCTTTTACAATATTACAAGGATAATAAGTTAAAAGTGATGGAAAATATCATTCACGCACAACCAAATTCTAATAAAGTTTCGTTGCGTCTGGTTGACTGGTTGGTTACAAACTACTCCAAATCACATAATGTTGTGTATTATGTTAATAACATGCCATTTAACGTGCATCAAAGTTATAAGAATATGCTAAGGGCGTATTCTAAGAAGTTGTTTGACCCATTTAGAAGACATACACGTGTATATGTTAACAAGTCCGATAAATCGGACACTACGGTTATTGAAACCACGGTAGCCCAATTAACCTTTTTCAAATGGGCGATCGACAATGAAGTGTTGAGCTACGCATATGAACATCGTAATGATATAAAAGAAGATATGGATAAAAATACAAAACATAGGATAAACAATCAAAACTTGTCTTCTTTAGAGAACGTACGTTCTAAACGTAAAGAACTTTCAAAGAGTTCAAAAGGAGCTAATATGTACAGTGTTAATATTTGCGTCACGTTCTCTTGAAAATTATGATCGTGATACAATAAAAAATCACGATGATGAACCCGTATATTATTCCGTTTCTTGTCGCATGTGTCGTCTACATCATAATTTTCTCCAAACTAAATAACACTGAAGATAACCCGTCATGGTTTCATAAAGAAACTGCGATGTACTCTACAGGAGCAGGAGCCGTTGGATTTGCTATTGTTTATTTCATAAATTCTCGTAAAAATGAGATTTCCACTTATACAGAAATCGTGTCACCTGGCGATGCGATCCTTACCAACCGCCCTTCTGTCACGACAAATACGAAACAAAATCTAGTACCCAATTCGACAGTTGGTTCTACAGGTGAACTCGTTATGAAAGGGCCGTTCCAATAAGAATATTTAAAAGAATATTGTTTATAACAAGTAAGAATCCTTCCAAAACCTAAAACTCTAATACAATTATGGTTCGCAATTTTGGAAAGGGTGGTAATGGTTGTAAAAAAATGAAAAATAGTGATGTTGAACATTCAAAACGTATTCTATTGTTCAAAGAGTTTGGACAAGATTATGCAGTTGTCAAAGATTTGTTGGGCAATGGAAGGTGTTCATGTTTGTGCAGTGACGGTAATACTAACAGGTTGTGTATCATTCGAGGAAATATGAGGAAAAGGTCAGTTAATCGTATATATAAAGGTGATGTGGTTTTGATCGGGTTACGTGACTATCAAGATTCGAAAGCGGATATCATTCATTTGTACACGTCCGACGAAACACGTATGTTGATCGGGTATGGTGAAATTACTCCAGAATTTATTGCTACAACGTCAATCATTTCTAGAACTAATGAAGAGGATGATTCTGGAGATGTGGTATTTGAATTTGAGGATATTTAATTTAGGTGTTTATAGTAAAAAGTACTTTTGTGTGATTATGTCTTCCGAACCGATTATAATATTGATCATTGTATTATTGGTCTGTTCTGTTGTTGCTTCTGCTATTGCTTTGCTTATTGAAAACTCTCGAAATTATCTTTTTGATTTGTTTGGTTTTACCCTAAACCCTAAATCTTCTCCTCCTGCAGAAGATGATGAAACCCCTAGTCCTGAAACAACCCCTGAAACAAGCCCTGAAACAAGCCCTGAAACAAGCCCTGAAACAAGCCCTGAAACAAGCCCAAGCCCTTCTCCCGAATGTACCGTTGGCGGTAACGAATGTTTGTCACCGTTAACATGCAGTGAAGATACCCTAACATGCACGAATTTTACTTTGTACGACACTAAACAAATTGAAGGCTCTACAGTATTTTTTGAATATAAAGCAGGCTCGCTGCAGAAGTGTGAAGCGTTGTGTGAAAAAGACTCTACGTGTAAGGCGTATCTGTATGATCATCCATGGTGGGTCGATGTAAAAAATAAAGATTGTTTAACATTCAGCGATTATATGGCTACTTACCTAACAGACAGCGACACAACAACGGTTGGTGTGGTTGGTATAAAAAATAGCTTCGTTGTTACCGACCCTGACACCGACCCTGACCCTGACACCGACCCTGACACCGACCCTGACCCTGACCCCGACCCTGACCCTGACCCACTACCGGCGACCTTAAACCCTGGGACAGTCACTGCTGATGAGGGTATTACCCAATCAGGATCGGGCGCAGTCGAGCCGAATCCCGGCTGTGGTGGCCCATCATGTTGGCATTAATACCTTTTTTCAAATTATGTTTATTATATATGTTTATTTACCCTAAACTAAAATCCTCTATTTCACAGTAGTACTCTTTTTTATATATATACTATTGTACAGTGGTACTCTTTTTTATATATCTGTTATTGTACAGTTATATAAAAAAATGCAAACTACACCGAAAAGACGATCGATATCTCCAATTAAAATAAAATCTAAAAAATGTTGTTTACTCTTGAGAAAACGAAAAGAGGCAAAAAAAAAGAGAGACGATATTTGTGATGATATTATGACCTTGGCGAATATTAGAATGCGTCAGCGACGCAATAGTAATCCAGAGTACACCCGAGCGATACAACGCATTCAAAGGCAATTGACCGAGTTCACCGGTATTCGCAAAGTAAATAAACACAAGCCATTTTCTTAAAGTGTGTATAAATATTTAAAAAAGAGATTTGTTGGAGATTTATAAAAATGACAGACCCATACACTATACTGGGGTTGAATAAAGGGGTATCAGATGATCAAGTGAAATCCGCCTTCAAAAAGCTTGCTATGAAACACCATCCAGACAAAGGAGGGGATCCTGACAAGTTCAAAGAGATTAACGACGCTTTTGGAAGAATCGTGAAACCCGAACAGTTTCAACCGCAACAACACAACAACGGATTTCCGTTTCAGGAGGACGAGATCAACAGTTTTGCGCGCCAATTTTTCGGTGGTTCGAGAGGAGGGTTTTCATTTTTCAACCAAAGGGCGGGTGGTGGTGGGCCAGCTCGTCCTGTCAGACAAATGATAGAAATCCGTTTATCGCTCGAGGATCTGTATAAAGGAAAGCGTTTCAATATAAATAATGTAGAAGTCAATCTTCCGCCCGGAACACCCATTCACAAGGAAATCCCCGTTCCAAACACAAATCTTGTAATAATTGTAAAACATCAAAAACATGACACCTTCGATGTAGAAAACGGATCGTATAATCTGATTTACAGACAAAACATTAGCTTGTGCGAATCTTTGTTAGGATTTAAAGGCAAAGTCCGACATCCAAATGGAGAAACATTAATATTATCAACGCCCAAACATAAAGTTATTCGTAACGACGAAGTGTTACGGGTAAAAGGAAAGGGGATTCCTGTCGTTAAAGGCGGGTATTCGGATTTGGTGGTCGTTTTCGACGTGACAATTCCGAACACTTTCGATTATGAAAAATATGCTCCAGTCATTAAAGAGATGTTCGGGTGGGATGTTCCTGATATTATACCTAGTGCAACCGATGTTCAAGTTACGCTCGTATAAAACTAATTTTTTTTTACATTTTTACAACTCATTAATCAAGGTCGTAAATATCACCATAATAACGAAGCCCCTCATCACTAATCGTCGGCGTGGATGGCTCGGGGATAACGAACGTCGAACAATGCTTCCTACATAACGGGCATGTGTTGCATTTGTCAAACCAGTTGTTTATGCAATTGATATGAAACAAGTGTCCGCAGTGTAATTTTGTAACAAAAAACTTTTTCAATTTTTTTGAACGACAAAACTCTGACATGCATATTGAACAGGTTGTTTCTGTAATCGATAACACGTTAACCAATGTGTACTGACACCTCATCTCAGAATAATTAATTTTTGTTTACTTATTCTTTAAGTGTTTCCGGAGTATTGACATCTTTTGAAATAAAATACTACTGGTAATATAAGGTTATTTTAAAAAAAAATTGGGAGCAATCGAGTATGGCATATTCAGAAAAACATAATTTGATTTTTTTACATATACCCAAAAATGCAGGAACAAGTATAATTGAAACTTTAGGAATGTCTCATGGTCATACAGATTTGGAAAATATGAACTCTTTGAAAGAAAAACACCCAACGGCTAAAACGTTCGTTGTTGTGCGCAATCCATGGGATAGGGTCGTATCTGTTTATAAATATTTAAGAATGAAAAAATCGTTTTGGCATTCGAGAGACGGATGCACTAAATTTGGTATTACACCTGATCATATTAAAGCGCAAAAATGTAAAGATTTCAAAGAATTTGTACACAAAATCAAAAATAAAGACTTTAAACAAGCCGTACATTTACGACCACAAACATGTTGGATCCCAAAAAACATTCTCGTGGATCACGTTTTATATTACGAACAAAATCTAAATGAACAATTCAAAATTAAATTAAATGTTGATATTGAGCTTAAAATATTAAACGTATCAGACAAAGATAACAACAAAACATATCGTGATTATTATGATGAAGAAACCAAACAAATTATTTCGGATGTTTACAAATCCGATATAATACAATTAGGATACGCTTTTTAATAATTTGCAACGTGTAACCAAGTGTAACCATGTGTAACCATATGTAACCAAATGTTTTTTTCAAATTTTTCTCAATTCATAAATCATTCTTTTTATATTTACTTGTATGTGATAAATTAAATATAAAAAAAATGAAATATCAACGGTCTTGTCTGAAAGGTTTAACAATACTTGCGCTTCTTGGCATTACGTATCTAGTGTTATTCCGGGGGTTTGCTTTCAAACAACCACAAGTAGAAATTAAGGTCGTTCACCAACACTCGCCATCGATTCCAAAAACAGTCGATCAACACAACAATACCAGTAACAACATCCCATACACACGTCGTATCATGTCAGGTATTCCTCGCGATTACACACCTGTTGGTTATTTGGAAAATGAAGAAAAAATGTACCCTTTGTACGGACGCGCTAGTCGTACAAATGCTCAACGATGGAACTATCATACAATCACTGATAAACTAAGCAACATACGCCTTCCAGTTCAGTCTGTTGATGGAAGAAATTGCACTTTGGATATGGGATGTGACGAACTTTATGACGGACATGTTGTCACCGTACCAGGCGTGTCGGGTGTGTTTCAGGTGCATGTATATCCCAAAGACTTTTTTTAATATTTACAAAAATTACATCGTAATAGATCTAGGTAAGCTATCTGTATATATTGTGGCTCTACATAAAGGACATCGCTTGATCATAGATTTGTTGAGCCATTTGTCCAAGCATCTCATGTGAAACACTTGCTTGCAACAATCTAGTTTTACACGACAACCAGACGAGTTTTCGATGTGAATGGACTCGAAACATACGGTACATTCTTCGTTACTTCCCAATTCACCAAGCCCATCCGGTGTAACGTCAATAATATCGTCATCATCGTCAACAGCAGTAACTTCTCCACCGATATTGTGCACATGGCGTGTATGCGGCATGCCCGTGTTTTGGTTTTGGTACGTCGCAATGTCCGTCGCCAGATAATATTCTCGGAAATGGTGATATCCACACAACCACACGTTACGTTCACCATCAAACCATTTGCCATCATGATGACATGCACGTTTGTGTGAAAAATTATACGCAGCGCAAAGCATTTTCTAATTTTCTAATTTGTTACGTATTTAGGAAGAGGAAGAGAACGTTCTGTCCTTATGATAACGTCTTCGCCATTTATACTAACAAATGGACACGTTGTCACGTAAAGATGTTTAGGGTTTTGGGGTTTAAAACCCGTTAAACAATCAAGATAAAAAATTCGTAATAATAGGTTGGATGTTTTTTAAAAACCCGATTGGACTAAAGTATTTGATGTAAAGATCCCTGTTTTGAGTTTGTATATGTTCCAAATTGTGCTTATGTTTATCATAATATGTTCTTATTGTTTGTACTACATCCATTGTGTCGTTTTCGTCTATGATAATAATACCCGACGTAACAATATCATCCCAAAACGGAATTACACAATCGGTATTTATTAAAATAGGAATTCTTCCCATGCTCAGTACTTCATAAAACCGATATGAAAAATTCCCGGCGCCTCGATAACAAAAGGTGAACAGATTTTCTTCAATATTCTTGTAATATTCCGACCGTGCTTGTTCTTTTGGAATTCCAGGCGCGTTAAATCCGTTTCGTATGATGAAGTTTGTTTTTATATAAGCGGATTCTTCAATCAATTTTAGGTAGTGCCGCCTGTTCGGAGGATAACCAGAACCACAAAACCCTACAGATAATTCAGTATGATTACTCAATATCAAACCAGAATATAACTCCGCTGAAATAGTACTCAACGCAAACTCGTTAAATAACCGACGCGTATTGTCTATGCTTGTTCTGAATAAAAGCACGTTGTCGTCAATCGAATATGTTTTTATATCATCGTCGTTATAAAAACACACGAGTGGTTTATTGCAGGTCTTTGAGAGAGTAAGTAACTGTACATATGTTTCGTCTTTAACACCCTTAAATTTATACGGCAGTACCAACGTATCACATGTAAAGGGATCGTTGACATATTCGTAAGCATCCGTACAGTGTGCTTTTACACTCTCGTACAAATGTGAGCGTACGTCTTGCTTATTAAAGGTACAAGAAGGTAAGCCAAGTAATATGATTTGTTCGGCTGTAAATTTTATTTTATCTTGAATGGTAAATATTTTCATTTTTCTTTTCTGAAGAATTAAAAGTATCAAACTTTTAATATCAATTATTTATCTTGATGTGTTTGGTCATGATGTCACAATAAATTGAATATTTGTACTCGACACTCGCGTTAAACGATTGTAAAAGTTGGTCTATACTGTGGGACATTATTGCGTCTATATCGGGTACCAAGTAATATCCGTTTTTTTCTGGGGATGTTTTCCCTTTGTTGAGCGCGTGATACTTTTGATCCATGTAATTCGAACCATCCTTGCCTCGGCATATGTCGTAATGTCCTATTTTATATTGGTTCGGTGAGTTTATTGGTCGCAATCCCGATTTATTGAAACGGTCCGCAATGGCGTTATCACAACCTAAGGTTCCGATTGCGAAATCACAGTCTGAAATTGTTACGGGTGGTATGAAAAACCAAGCATCTTGTGAGTGCGCATAAGCCAGCTTTTGTAACGTAGGGTCCTTATACAGACGGGTGCCGTCGAAATCATGCCTCGATTGTGCGAAAACGACACCCCCCTTTTTTAAACGTTCGTACATCTCGTTCCAAGGGGAATCCATTGTCATAAATATGTCCGCGTTACAAACACACACAAACTCGTTTTTCAAATACGTTGATGCATACTGGAAAGCGCGTTTGTAGGTCAACCGCTCGTTACAAGGAACGCTCACAAACTTTTCGTTTTTCGATAGCCATTCGGGTATTGTTGTTTCCGGTTCTTGGAAATGGATTAGTCGCTTCACCAAATGATTCTCCAAATTATATTTGAAACAATAATCAATTTCTTTCTGTCGGTCTGTAGCGTCGTCGTTGTAATATTGACACAGAATGTTAAGTTTCGGTGTCTCAATTTTTTGTGAAAATAAATACGTGTATTCCGGGTGTAATCTTTTTGCCAATTGTTTGATAAACGCGTTGAATTTTAAGGTTAATGGGAAAGGGTCGTTCGATAAGTGTGTGTGTATTGATCGGAGTGGTTTGTTGTCAAATAAAACACATTTAAGCTGTAGATCGATACTAAATTTCCTGGCACGTTCGTTTGGATCATTACATTCCAATAACCTCCACCATCCAAAGTTATCTGTTATTTCAAATTCAAAATGTGAAAATACACACGGAGCGTCTTCTAAACATTTCTGTTCAAAAAATGAAGATGTCTTTGTTGCCTCTCGCCACCATTTTGCAAACTGTTGCGTATTTGTATAAACATATCCTGCATTATAAACTCCATATTTGTCCTCGTTTGTTTTTATGATGTCGTGACGAGATAACCCAATTTGTTTTGATGTATCAATAAATGGCAAGGGTCTCAGTAAACTGATATCACAATCCAACAAAAGAGTGTCCGGGTACAATTCGAGAGCTTTGTCAATACAGTCTGCCTTTATTCTTGTAAACTCGTGGAATATACCTTCCGCTTCCATCTTCTTACGGTTTTTATTGGAAAAGGCGTTCAAGCAAACAACCGTTTGTATATCTAGTTTTGTATTCGTTGATTTAATGTAGTCGTTCACTATGTCATCACACAACAACACAATCGGTACATTGGGCTCCTTGTTTTCAAAACATTTTATAAATATTTCCAGATCGTGAAGACACATGTCGGTGCACAATGTACACACCGATGATGGTTTCCGGTACGTTGAGTACTGTTCAACGATCTTGCATGTTGTGTCGAAAGAACCCCTGACTGACACGTTACGTTCGTACCAATCTAGACACGCTTTCGACATTTCTTCCCATTTTTCTTTAGTTATAGTTCCCACCACTCGCGTTACGTCTTCAGGTTCTTTTACAGTAAGGTAATGAATATTCTCTATAGGAGGCTCGTGATAAGACGTTATATCGACATCAGGGGTTATTAACGGTACCACACCAAGTGCCATAAGTTCCACTTCTCGATGACACTTGGGTCCGTATCCTCTGACGCTTAATCCAAATTTGCTAGTAGACAATAACTGTAAATATTCATCCTGAGTATACTTATATACACCCGATTTCCCGTACGGCATTTCAAAAAAGTCAATTACACTACCCCAATCTTTGGTCGTTCTAAATTTGTTTTGAACTTCGTTCTCTATTTTACCCACAAACACGCTCGAAATCGTGCGGGCTTCATATGAATTTTTTCCATATTTTACATGAAACCGTTCCAATAGTTTTGGGTGTCTTCCCCAAAACGTCCACGGAACATTTAACATGTCGTTGTTTACAAGACTAGATATCGGGTTTCCAAACAATCCGATATTATATTTCAAATTGGATTCCAACCAGTTGGTTGTTGGGCGGTCGTATAATAAGGTGGTGCCCACATTTCCAAACCATATATAATTGTCGGGTGACGGAAGTATTTTAACGTATCCACGTACCCCCCACTCGTCAATCATTTCACGAAACGAGTCTCCACTGTGAGAATAAAACTTGTTTTGCTGTTCATTGGACGGTTTATATATAGTGAACATTATGTTTGTTATTTTGTTTTAAAGTTTAAATTGTTTTTAAGTTTAAATTTCTTTTTGGGGGTTTCATATGCTAACCGTAAATTTCACGACGCCTTCACAAAGACGATCCGTTTTTAGGACAGTGTAGTCAATGGTGCTCAGACCATTACACATCATGTTTGTTGTTTTCTCGTCGCAGGTACCGTTCTGATGTATCTCGTCTTCGTTATCAGAGTACTTTTTCAGATCCCCACTATATGTCCAAGAATTGGATTCATGATGTAAAGCTTGGAACCCTGTTGTTTGAGGTAGGATATTAACATTATGTATATTCTTCTCGAAAACCTGTGTTCTATAAAACAGAACGCGATCTTCCATACCCCACCGATAAATTGTATTTGGAAAAGCGTTGCACTTTTCGAGTATGTGTGCGCTCACTTGAACTACCCCGCCCAAACACGATTCGTGCGGGCACAACAAACGGACAATAGGCTTGTCAAGAAAATTGTAATATCGTTGAATGGTATCCGTGCTGTTTGGTAGCCAATCAATGTCATGGAAGAATACTCGGTCGAACCCAGTTGCTTTGCTCAAGAGAAACCCAACATTTAATAACTTGCCCCGATTAAAACCCAAACTGTTGTCTTCTTGTTCCACTATTATGATACGTTTGAGATCGGTAATATGCGCCTGAAAATATGGAACGCATTTTATAAAACAATCTAAATGCTCTTGCCTATTTCTATAAGGGACTATAATTACGGACATTTACTGTTTTATTTATAGTCTAATTTAGAAAATAAAATTATGCTACTCCTCGAGTGGTAAAACCCCTAAACAACGATCCATTCTGGAGGATTTGTACCCACCTTGGAAATGAAGAGTCATAAACCGGACATATTCGCCTGTTTTTATATTACGACAATAAAGTCCTCCTTTTTTGTTTATAACGTGTTTGCTATTGTTCTCATCTTTCTCGTATTGAATCTCAGACCTACAATGTTCGGTAGAATTTATCGTATGATCAAAGGTGATCGACTCGTTGTTGAATGTCCACACCACAGATAGGTCGTTTACCATCTTTTTCACAACCGTGTCCCCTCCGGGAATTCGTAAACCGACAAACACTGAATGATTTTGTAAGAAATAATACAACAAAGTCATGTCACAAATACCCCCTTTTTCATTGGTCATAGTGTTGATTATATGTTCACGTGAGTTTGTATCATAAAACTGTTTACAATAGTTTACAAACTCACCTAGTTTATCAATGTTCCATATAGATGTATGTCCGGACACGTTATTAGTGTTTGAAGAAACCAGCATAAAGTCTTGGTCAGAAAAACACGCACTGTCAATATTTCCGATGTTATCAAATATTAAAACATCGGAATCACATGCACATGCTCTCTTAATATTATGTGCTTTCATGTACTCGTGACAAACAAACCATCGCAATATGCAAATTAATTCATAATTATAAGAATTAGGAGAACAATGGACATATTTTTTCTGCATCAAACCAGATGAGCCCATATAATCATACGCATTTACTATTGTCAATCGTTCGTGTTTGTTTATGATCTTGTCGTCGATACTACCTTGATCTGTCAACCACACGACGTTATTTCCGCTATCGAGCGCGTTGGTTATGCATAACTGTAGGTGTGGTACCGTTCCAAAATGTACTATCAAAACGGGAAACATTCTTAGTAGTCCACTTTTATTACAACTTCAGTCGGATTCTTTTTTAAACTAATTTCCAAAATTCAATTCTAAACGAATGGTTTAAAAGAGAGGTTTCGGTTGTAGTACAGAGAGATGCTTAGAGGAGTGAGCAGATACGTAACGACCGAAAACAAATTGAACAAGGTGGTTGATATGTATAAGCACCAAAACATCATACCTATTTTGGATTATGCCGTAGAAAACAACACTGATAAAGAAGGAGTTGTTGCAAAGAAAAAAAAACTTCTTGACGCGTACCCGAACAATTATCACTCGTTTAAACTATCTTCTGTAAACTTTTGCCAGTCCTCATTCTTGGAGCTTATGGAGAAGGCGAATCAACGCGATTGCAAAGTACTGTTGGATGCTGAGAATTATCAAGTACAAGACACAATCGATATGTTGTACGATACTTTGATTTCCAATCGTGGTTGTGAAATATATAAAACGTATCAGATGTATCGAACTGATATGATGGAAACGTTGATGCTCGACGTTGAAGAGTACAAAAAGTGCAATTTGATACATAACATAAAGTTAGTGAGAGGAGCGTACATTGTAAACGACCTAAAATACGGAATAATTCACAATTGTAAGCATGACACAGACACAGCCTACGATAAAGCAGTGGAAGAGTTGTTAAAGATAAGCAAGCACAACAATAAGATGCGAGTTATATTTGCTACACATAACCAGGAGTCTTACAAGTTGATCAAGAATATAGAGAGTGAAAACATATATCATGCCACTCTGATGGGGATGGAAACCAATTTTGAAAAAGGAAGAATTAGGAAAATGGTACACGTTCCATTTGGACCGTATCGTGATACATATCCATATTTGTTCAGAAGATTGTGTGAGAATAACAAGTATTTGGATAAAATAATAACTTACAAACAACGCTCCACGGTTTAAAAAATTATGTTATCCAACGAGCTAAAATCAGAGTCTCTTATTTGCAACATCAACTTAAAACTATATACAGTTTTAAGTTTTAACTAGAACCAACCCATACACGTCCTAATCCAATGAGAGTCCTCGTTGGTATAGACATAGGTTACCTGAATATGGGGATATCAGTTTGTCACGTTGAAGATGACCTGGACGAGAGTACACTATCTGTAGAACACGTGGCCAAAATAAACTTGCGCTATCTCCGCGGGAAAGGGATACACGAAGAGGTGGATACATTCGTCAAAGAGTTTATCCTGCCGAAACTTACAGAAAAGGCTGTTATTATGGTTGAGAGACAACCACCCACCGGATTGACGGCTATCGAATATTTGATCCTTCACATACTTAAAGATTACACAATTGTTCGCGTTGCACCAAACAGTTTGCATAAACAATTCCAAATCGGACATCTGTGTTACGAAAAAAGAAAAGAATTTATAGAAAAGTACGTTGAGAAGTATTTCACTAATACCCGCAAAACCAAAACCAAATATGACAATATGACCCGCAAACACGACGTTGCCGACTCCATCCTCTTCTGTCTTTTTTATTGCAGAAAAAACAAAATTAGTTTCAAAAATGTCGTCGAAGACTTTGAACTGTTTCGATTTGTCCCTTCACATCAAAGGGTTTGAATATTAAAATGTGATTATTATTATTATTGACCCAAACATTACATAAATGTATATTACAATAATAAATTTAAATGGCTATGCGTGCGGTAAATAATATAGATTTGCAATTTTTGTTGCAAAAGAAAAAGAAACCGTCAAAAACTGCAAACAAAAATGCGCAGGTGGAATCCTATTTAGCCAATTTTATCAAACAACACGAACAATTAAAAATGAAAAAAATGAAAAAATTGTTGAAAGAGTCCAACGCGATATTGACTAAGAAATTGATGAAAGAGTCCAACGCGGCATATACTAAGTTGATGCAAACGGGACCGACACGTGCTCAACAACTCTTGGAGATTGCGAAACGACCGAATAAGCCACCGACACGCGCTCAACAACTCTTGGAGATTGCGAAACGACCGTATAACAAACCTAGAAGGTCTACAAGGAAGTCTACGCCTCAAACGTTTTTGACATATAACATTATGGGGAAACCTAGGAATAAAAGGTCCATGGTTTAGGGGGGTAGAAACCAGACCGCTAAAAACCGTTGAACAGGTAATTGTCGTGTCGGTTAGAGTTTTTTCCCGTCATTTTTAAATCTACAATCGGGAAATTTTCTTTCTTGCTTAACAAGTCGATGATTAACAAGTTTATAAAGTTTATTAAAAGGATTAGTTTGTTAATATGTCAAGAAGAATGTCCGTAATTATAGTCCCTTATAGAAATAGACCGGAACATTTAGATTGCTTTCTAAAATGCATTCCGGATTTCCAGGCGCATATTACCGATCTGACGAAGATTATAATTGTGGAACAAGAAAACGACGGTTTGGGTTTCAATCGAGGCATGTTAAAAAACATTGGTTTTTTGTTGAGTGGAGCGACCGGTCTCAACCGGGTATTTTTTCATGATATTGATTGGTTACCAGCCAGCGCAGATACTATCCAACAATATTACAATTTTCTTGAGAAGCCTATTGTCCGTTTGCTGTCCGCACATAAAGCTACTTTGGGTGGGGTAGTACAAGTAAGCGCAAATATACTCGAAAAGTGCAACGCTTTTCCAAATACAATTTTTGAGTGGGGTGTGGAAGATCGCGTTCTGTTTTATAGAACACAGGTTTTCGAGAAGAATATACATGATGTCAATATTCTGCCTGAACAAAAAGGGTTCCGTTCTTTAGCTCATAAATCTCATGGTCATGCATATATTGGGGATCTGAAAAGGTACTCCAATAATGAACATAAAATACATACTAACGGCACATATGATGAGAAAATAACAAACATGATGTGTAATGGTCTGAGCACCATTGCGTACACTGTGTTGAAAACGGAATGTATCTGTGAAGGTGCTGTGAAATATACGGTACGTGTATGAAACCCAAAAGGATAATTGTAATAATCTCACTTACCGTATTTAACAATAACATTTAAAAAAATAGTGTCCAAAACGGTTCGCATTATAAATTTATTAAATAAATAAGATACATGTAATCTTCTGCAACTTCGTATTTCTTACAAGTCTCGAAATTATCTAAGATGGCATCCATTTTACTATAGTACAATTCACTCGTTAATGTTTTATAATCAAAATCGTCAGTCAATTCGATGATTCCACGAGTATCGAAAAAATCTCCTATTCGAGGGCAACCTCGGTATATGGGAATGGTTCCCAATGCAAAACAATTCAAGATTTTTTCAGTAAAATAGGTATTATATTGTGCATTCTCAATTGTGACCGAAAACATATAGTCTTTTAATCCTTCATCCACAGTATTAATATTGCGTATGCCCCGTCCGTATAAATCAAACTCGTGTCGGTGGGACATTACGTACGTTAAGCGCTCTTTATGACCTGCACACGAATGTTTGTTGCTAGAAATGCAAGAAACAATCTTAGACTTTGGAGGAATATCAGTCGGAATAGTTGGTTGTATACCGAGCGTACTCAACCATTTACAACGATCCGGGTTTAGTTCTATTAACTTGTCACAATTGGTAAAAATCATATCGTACACACTCGTGTATTTGATTATATTATTTAAGACCTTAGTAATAGCATGTGGCATGATGTCTTTCGATTCAACCAACCATGCATATTTTTTACCCGGAATGTGTTCATGTTTGAACACCTCATCGATATGGCTTTCGGTGTAAAAGGTATCGTACGCATCTTTGTGGTGACAACGATTAGAATGCCATGTAATGTACTTACTTTGTTTAAGAATATTGCTACTTGCTGCATGTGTGAACAAGTTATCGTAAATGTTTAAATGAAGCATTGTGAGTTAAATTGACATTTAAAATAGAAATTTCTTTGGTAGTATAAACATACATAATCGATCGATGAGCATTTACTTGCATGTGCTCATGGAATTAAACGTCAGGTTTTTTTCGAAATACCATGACTGTATTCCGAAACCAGGACAGTTGACATTTTTTGCGGAAATGGTTTGAGGACTCGACGTCATACAAGAATCCTTTTTGTTCTATTGTTTCCCTAACATAGTCGTTGTTTTGACAATTGACATGTCCCATTCCTCCTTGACCTTTGACTGCCCAAGATATGACCATACCACGTTCGCAAGCATTACATATGTTATCGATGAATTTCTCTTCAAACTCTTTGGGAAGATGTTCACCGACTTCCAGTGACAATACCCAATGGTAAGGTGTTTCGAATGTATGCATTTGAGATAAATCAAGTATATTACACTTACTTTCTGTCAATACAGGTGTATTAGGATTTCCATCAAATCCGTCGCATGTCATGTGTTCATTGTTCAATGCATTGGTATATAGACCAGACCCACATCCTAAATCGACGATAGTAGTTGCATGTTCATCGATGAAAAATTGTGTAATTGCCTGACATAACCGTGAATCAAATGCATGTTCCTTTGAGACGTCATGCACAGACATGTCTTCCCAAAATCCATGTGCATTAATTTTCATGTTTTATACTTGAAAAAACTCGTCTTTTCTTTAATATATTAATATACAGTAATATTAAATTATGGAAGGTTTGTTCGACCAAATATATTGTATTAATCTAGATAAACGAGCAGATCGTTGGAAATTTATATGTGAACCACAGTTTAAAAAACACAAACTAGATGTCCAACGTGTAAGTGCGATAGATGGTAAAGAGTTGCGTCGTATAACAACGGGCAGTTCCCAATTTAGGGGTCGTATAGGGTGTGCAATGAGTCATCTCAAGGTTTTACGACTCATTAAAGAGAGTAATGCGTCTCATGCTCTAATATTAGAGGATGATGCTTTATTTGCGGACGATTTCGTAGCGTCTTTTCAAACCCTCATACATAATGTTCCAAACAATTGGGATATGATATTTTTGGGAGCCAATTGTATCAAATACACGCCAATCGGAAACGGCATTATAAAACTGAATAGAGCATATACCACTCATGCGTACATGGTTAGTCCGAATATTATTGACGAATTGATTGATTTGGTAAGGAATCATATAGAAACATGGACGCTTGAAGGAAAAAACACACCTCATACGGCACTTGACGTCATTTATGCAGACATAATGCCCCGTTTTAATGTGTATGGCTTACAAAAAGCACTCGTAACGCAAACCCCCTCCGTATCGGACATAGAGGGTAAGTATGTAAATTATACTGGTGTCATACGGTAGTAGCGTCCCATAAATATATCACCACCGATAACCAATAACACACCAATAATAAACAGTAATCACGATACTCAAAACATTACAAATGATGATAACGTTTTGGACTTCGGAAATGAAAATCTTAATATAAAAATGTTTAGCTGTGAGCAGTGCCGATATTCTACTAAAACCAAGTGCAATCTTGATCGGCATCTGATTAAACAGAAGAAATGCGGACCAAATGGTGGTGAAAGGCAACCATCGAATGTGTCAACCATACCTGATCAACACACTATTAAGTATTATTATTATTGTTACAACGACCACAAATATAATACTTTTCGAACAATGTTGTCTCTCTTTCGAAAGTTCTCTTGGAAATTTAAGAACTTTTGAGAGAGAGGAGATTTATAACAAAATATTTACACAACAAACTCTACGAATTGAAGCCACCGCCAGATATAATATTATATTTCATAACTTTTATTTATTTAGTTTAGAATTTTTTTTAGAATTTTTTGGGTTTTTATATTGGTGTTCCCCCCCCCCTTATCAATTGATAGAGGGTAACAGGATAAATAGATAAATGGCTTAAAGATTTGACATATATAGTGTAGAACAACAATGTTTGGCTGTGAACAGTGCGGATATTCTACTAAAACCAGATGTAATCTTGTTCGACATCTGACTAAGCAGAAGAAATGTGGTCGAAACGTGCCCAAAACCCCGGAAATCCCAACAGGACAACTACTAACCCCGACAGGAGAACTACTAACCCCAACAGGACAACTACTAACCCCGACAGGACAACTACTAACCCCAACAGGACAACTAACAAAACCGCTTAATAACGCACACGACAATACCGATCTCAGCTGTTCGAAATGTTCAAAAACATTTACAAGATTATATAATGTTAGATCGCATGAAAAGAAATGTGACGGACTAGACCGTAAACAATGTAAAATATGCTTAAAAATATTCATCAATCACCAAGCAAAATATTACCACAGGAAAAACGTCAAATGTTCCTCTCCTCCACAAACTAATCCCATTAATATATCACAACCGGGTGCATCTGTCATACAAAACGGTAATAACAATATTCAAAATAATACAAACAATATCACCAATAAC